CGCCCTTTTCATCAACTCTACTCGGTCATAGTTGCTTTGGTAATCTTCCGCACCCGACAACTGGCTCGGCCCTTTGCGTTGCCTTGAATACTTAACTGCGTCATACTCGAAGTTCTTAATCCTTTGACGAGCAACAAGCCTATCAACTGCACCTTGAGGATTTACAAAGGCAATCGCCTTGTCGATCAGATTGAGAGAGGCTTTTTTCACGAGCCGAAGTTTGCGTAGGTTGTGCGAACCCTAGTACCAGTTGCTTGCTGAATGGCGAGGGTTAGCTCCATAATCGTATCTCTTACCTCACCGAGATTCGCTCTTGAAAACGAACGACCAGCTATCGAATAGCTTGAACCCGCCACCGCTATCGCCTCAAGACAAGTGATATACTTATCACGCAAGGAGGTTAGGGTGGCAAGGGGTAGCCCGATGAAATCACCCTTCGCCATTATCAAACTCACTTTCTGTCAAACTTGCGGGCGAGACTTTCAACCGCCCATACAAGGCCGCCCCAACGATGTTCATACACTCACAATCCATTAAGTGATTATGCTTTCCGACTTGCTTCCAGACAAGCCTTTCCCTTCCAGTCATAGGGTTTTTCACCCGCACCTTTACCTCTGCCTCGATATGCACTCGCCAGACATCGGGGGTGTCGAGAGCTATGTAACCGGGTTCTTTGATTAGGTTGGAGAGGATGTCTTTGATGGATGGGTTCGACCACCGCCAGACTGGGCAGAACTTCCACTTCCATCCCGCCTTCGATTGAATTGCCTTCCCGCTGAAAGGGTCTCCATTAGCAATTCGAGCGTAGGGGCGTTGTAGCTTTTGCTCTCCTACAATTTCGGAGAAGCTACTGCGATCTGAACCCACCAACGCTATCCAACCATTAACGCAACAGTTGTAATATACTGATCTGGTTTGATCGCCCGAATCGCAGAAAACGCACTTCGATTCCACGCCAAACTCCTCTGCCTTGGCTTGGATGTCTCCCCAAGTCTCTAGCCTTCCAGCCCATACAAGCCGTGATCTGCCCTCAATATCCCAAGCCCTAACAACGCACCAAGCGTGGAAGCCACCCGCCTCTTGAATATCGCAAGACATAATCAATTTCTCGTTCACCCGAACCTCGCCCATTTTGTAATCGCCAGCCACAATCTCCATCTTCTCGCTTTCGTGTTCCATCCAAGGCTCGGCAAGAACTCGGTTCACGAAGTCTTGTAGCCCTATGATTCCATTGTGCTTATCTTGTAGAAACTTGACTGTAAGCGACCCCCAAGACACCCAAGGGGCATATAGGCCATTGAGGTGATAGCTCCTGCGGTTAGGCTCGCCCTTTAGGTTGGTTGCCCTCCACTCTCCCTCTCGAAGCATCTTGGTTTTCTGTCCTTCTGTAATCTTTCCCTTGCACCCCTCGCACTCGTAGTAGGTCGATGATTTAACCAGCTTAAAATCATAAACCCCATCCTCAATCTTGGCCGCCTCGTCCCACTTTACTTGCCCCCAGACCAGCTTCTGCTTATGCCCACAATGAGGACAAGGAACAAAGTAGAAACGCATATCCCCTTTTTGCCACTCGCTCCAAATGATTGAGTCGGCAGTTGTCGGCGTACTGGTTGCTATGATTAAATGATTAGGGTATGTGCTAACTCTAGCCTCTGCTAATTGAACTGGGTTAGCCTCTCGTCCCGAACCCGCTTGCTCTGGAAACTTATCGACCTCATCCATACAGAGCAACGCAATCGAGCGACTGGAAAGAGCAGAGGGACTAGTGCCAGCCCACCAGACCGAGCATCGTTTGAAATGTTGCTCTAGGATTTTGATTTTGTCGGTGTTGTCTGGTTTCTCTTTGGCTAGGGCTGGGCAATCGTCAATCATTGGAAGCCAGCGGGTTTCTGTGAACGACCTAGCTAAATGCTCGCTAGGCATCACCCACAATGCGGGACAAGGTCGCTCTGCTATTCGGTACGCTAGGCCAGCTAGAATCGTTGTGGTCTTGCTTGTTTGCGCCCCCCATACCAACACCACCCTCCGAATCGAATCATCGCCAAAAGCCTCTAGCGGTTCACGGACATAGGGCGTGAGAGTTGTTGAATATGCACCGGGTATGTTCGTAACTCTTGCGGAAAGCGTTAAGTTTTTCTCTGCCCACTCTGGAATTGAAAGTTGTTCCCTTGGCTCAAACAAAAGACGAGCGAAGTTCTTGGCCTCATCAATCTGGTTCATATCGCAAGGGTGAGTTGGTTCTCATACTTTTTAGAATATGAATCGCCACCATTAGAATAGTCATCCCAAGGTATAAACTTGTAATATCTACGGATCACCCACCTTTGGAATTTCTTTAGCTCTGGGTTGTCGTTATTATACACCATTGGATAGGGCAATAATCCCATTTTATCCATTGTCTCGAATCTGTAATAAATGTCCTCAAATTTCTCACCCGGCCAATATCCACAAAGAAAATAAACCATAATATGTTGTGGCTTTATCCCAGCACCCATAAGCGTATTTATCCCACGCAAAAATATGGCCTCATCTTTTCTGTTGTCCCAAGCCGTGTAGATTCTTTTGCTCTTAAACTGGTCATCCCTATATTTTATCTTCGCCAATTCATTCGCACCCTCCTTGTGAATTAAGCGAACATTTATCCCTTGGTTGAATGAAACCTCAAAATCGTTTTCTAGAATCTCCTCTGTCTTTTGCTTCCAGCTTGGTTGCCCAAAAAAATCGTTGTCTAGTAATATAATTTGCTTGGGGTACGGCTCGCCCCTCCAAATTTGCTTTATTGATGAATTGTCCCTTATTCTCCCTTCTTTGGTTGGCACAACACAAAACGAGCATTTTAGGCGGCAACCTCTTTGGCTAAAGCCTATTGATTGCTTGAATGATGGATATATTGAATAATCGTATTCATCAAAATCTGTCCCAGTAATTTCCTCTATGGTCTGCACTTTACCCGACCCAGTTCCCCCAATGGTTGCGTTTGGGAAGTTTGCTAGAAACAAATCTCTTGCTGGCTTGCTCCAAGCAAAAATAGAACTTCCATACACTCTATCATAATCTCCCTCCCAAAGTTCTTTCTGTATTGATTTACTGAAATATACTTGGTCGCCTTGTTTTTTATGCCAAGCAGACAACTTCATTAGGGCAAGATTTGGAAGTTTGCCGTCTAAATGAGTAATTCTTACTTTCATACAAAATTTAATTTGTTCTATGTTCGATACCAAACTCCTCGCCGGCTCGCATCATATCATCTGACATATCTACCAACTCCTCTTCAAGCCACCAGTCGTCAATCGTGATGCACATTGTGTACCATTCTTCGCCAAACCTAAACCTGTGCTTTGTGACTGTATTATTTTTCATCTCTTAACCAGATAATCTTTCGCATAAGCCCAAGCTGGATTATGATGGATTTCGTGATGGCACTCGAAGCACACCGCCAAGAAGAACTCAACCTCATTGAGCCTATCCCCGAACCTTCCTCGCCTATGGTGAACTTGGCTTGCCATCTTACACTTGCAGACTTGGCAGACTGGATTGTTGGTTAGAAACTTCTCTCGCACATCTTTATAGACTTCGTTCTGGCCTTTTCTCTTTGCAGATACTCGGCGTAGTTTGCCCCCTCGCTTGAGTGGGGTTTTGCGTTTAAGTGGGGTGCGTTTCATCGGTCAAAGAATGGAAGCACTATGCCAAGGATTGCGATTGCTACCAGTAAAACAATAAAGCACTCGTTCATTTGAATGCTCCTTCTGCTTTCTGAATGGTAACAAATATTTGGTCGATGCCCTCTTGGATAGCCCTTTTGGCACACTCTGGGTCGCTTGGGTTTGCTCTTGCGGCCAAGCTCGAAGGCATAGCGTCCATTAGGTTTCTAATTGCTCCCAGCCATTTGCCGAACACTTCTCGAACCTCGTCCATCCGAATCGTGACTCTGTTCACCTCTTCCCATCGAGCGTGTTCCATTTCGGCTTCTGCCACTCGCTTTTTTGCTTCGCCCCATCCTTGAACTGCCGCCCTCATAGCGACTGGGTTTCTTTCGTTGGTTGCCCTCTGAACTAATGAGTAGGCAACTACCTCGGCTCTCCTCGCTCGGTGTAATCGTCCAAGCGGATTTTCCAATTTGATCGACTCTGCATCCAAGTTCTCTGATGTCTCTGATAAGTTCGCTGATGCTGATAAGATCGGCCTCGCCCTGCTTGGATTCTTTTGATTGGCAATTTTCCAACGCTCTGCATCGGCCACGCTTGTTAGGGGCATACCCGCCTTTACTAACTGGGAAATTGCCCCCTTTGTTAGCCCCCATTTGTCGCATAGCTCTTTTTGTCGAATCATTTCTCACAAGGGCTTCCCACAAGCCAAGCACTTCTCACCCATTCCCTCGTCGTCGCCTTCTGGCTTGGTTGCCTCCATCATCTCTGCAATCTCCGCGTCTCCAAACCCAGTAATATCTAAATCAATCTCCCCGGTATCTAAGTCCTCGAAGATGTCTTTGAGTGAAGGCATATCAAACTCTCCACTTAATTTGTTCAGTGCGATGTTGGCGGCCTTCTCCTTGTGTTCATCTAACCACACTGCCCACACCTCGACCTCTTCTTTGCCAAGTGCCGAATAGCACTTTAGCCTTTGGTGGCCTCCAACGATGTTTCCAGTTTTAGCGTTCCAAGTGATCGGTTGAAGATTCCCAAGTTCGCTCAAAGATTTTGTGAGCCTACCCAAAGCCTCGGAAGTAATTTTT